CCGTTATCGGTAATTGTGATTGAGATGCTGAAATAAACCGTGCGGTTTATGGTCCGGTAACGCGCAAACGCCGAAGATGAAGTGGTGATTGTTCCCGATGTCGCGTCAATCGTTGGCGTCCACGCAATCGGATCGGGCGATACAAGGCTGGCCGAAACGCCATTTACCGCAACAAACTGGTTCGTGGTGCCGCCGTTGTTTGTGACGGTGCCTGAAACGCGGCCACCGATGAACGTGTTTCCGGTCGATCCGCTGTCAATCAGGAGAGGCCCAGTCACGCCGCCCGTCAGGCTTCCAATGCGGAACGTATTGTTGTCCGATGTGCCCTCAAGGCGCAGGCAGTAGGTTCCACCCTGAACAGACACGCTCAGGTCAGCATCCTGCAAGTTGGCGCAGTTGATCGCAACTGTCGGACTGGCTTTCGTGCCTGCCGGGTCATAGTCCACAGAGAGCGAACCCTGCCAGCGATCACCGCGAATCTGGACAGCGGAAAACCCATCACCAGGATTGTAGATCGTGCCATTGATGACGTTGTCTTCAATTGTGCCGCCAAGGCCGTCCGTGTATACAGAAACGCCGCGCTCGGCAGGATCGGTAGCGACAATCTCGAACCTGTTGCCAAAGACTGCGCCGGTCGCCAAGGCATCGCCTGCGGCAATCTCCAAGCCGTTTTGCGATTCATGGCTGACGACGCGGAACGTGTTGCCGTAGACGTTGACAGCCGCCGCTTTGATGTACAGCGCAGCAAAATCAGAATCGTACACCACGCCTTCAATGATGTTGTCAAAAATGTTCCGCACGGTCGTGCTGAGACTGGTGTCACGCAGGATCAGGATTGCGCGGCGAGCGCTGGTCACACCGCTTGCCGGGTTGCGAACAGAAATCCCGGTCAGGTTTAGGCCGTATACGTCATAGCTGTTCGCTTCGACAATGAAAGCGTCATCACCCTCGCTGATGATCTCGAACCCGTTGCCCGCCATGTTACGGCAGTCCACAAAGTGAACCCCGTCCGCATTCACATCCGCGCCGTGGCGGCAGGTGATCCGGTTGACAAAAGAACCGCCGATGCAGCGTTCAATCCGCACGCCCCAGCTTGCTGCGTCGAGGGAAGTGACATTCTGGCAAACTGCGTTGCGGACGTTGAACAGCCAGATACTGAACCCGTCACTATTACCGCCCGTGCCCGCGCCACCATCGACCCGCGTAGAAGCCCGCCCATCGACAGTGATGTTCTGTATACCCATCGTCTGGGTCACGCTCGGGAACGTGCCGGTTCCGAACCCGGCAATCAGCGTGAACGACATGGTTGTACCGAACCGCGCAATCGTGCCGCCGCCGTCGATAATGACACCGGGTTTAAGTGCAATGGCGTAATCACGGCCTCCGAGCTGGCTGCCCGAATTGCTCACCAGATACGTCTTGCCCCGCGTGATCCAGACCGTCCCGCCGCCTGCTGCATCCGCCGCATCAATCGCAGCCTGAATCGCCACACGGTCGTCTGTGGAGTTGTTGCCAACCGCGCCGTAGTCTTCGACGAAATAGATTCCAGAGGCGGTCGAGAGCGTGACAAGCTGGCCAGTGTCAACACCCGTGCCCCGGATCAGTTTGCGGCTCTCAAGGCCAAGGGCCGCAAGCGCTGTCAGCGTCGCATCAAGCGGCTGGTATTCGTCGCTCAGCTCCGCTCCGAAATACGTGGCAAGGTCAACCGCTGTAATCGCCCGTGTTGCGCCCGCCTGCGTCTTCCACAGGAGGAACTTGTCATCATCCGCAACGGTATCGACCGTGTTCAGGTCATTGATCGTGCCCATTATGTCTCAACCCCAATGTCAAGGAACCCGTCATCGCCTTCAGACAGGCGTTCTTTGGGCCGGTCAAGGAACGGGTCAGGCACACCGCGCCAGTATTTCCAGCCAGCCCCGGCAGGAACAGCCATGTTATCGATCTGCATCGGCACGGGCTGCGCGGCTTGTGCCAACAGCGTCTTGTAAGCCGTGCTTGCAAGGGATTTCGTGTCAGGGCTTGGCGTCTTGCCGTATCCTGGCGCGATCCTGACAGCGAGATTGAGGTAAAGCGCCTCAAGCGCCGTGTCCGGCGCGTTGCTGTCTTCATCCAGCGAGGAATTTGCATAGCTGACCGGCAAAGGCCATGCCAGCCGGATGCCTTTGTTCTCCCATTGCGCGATCATAGCATCGAGACGCCTTAACGCGCCTTCCCATTGTTCGGGCATCAGGTCGAACGTATAGCTTGCAAGGCCGATCTCTGCGAACGCCTGCCCGATAATGTCACGCTTTGTCCACGTCACCGGATGGCTCCTTCATCGCGTCTTCGATCTTCTTCAGGAGCGTGGCATCCGAATGCTTGTGATGCACTGCGATGCCGAGTTTGCGGGCCATTTCTTCAATCTCCCCCCTTGTGGGAGGCGCATCATCAGCGAGAACCGGCGCAGGCTGGGTGGGAATGGATGCCTGCACCGGCTTACGCCACGCTTCCACAGCGAGTGGAACGGTTGGATGCCAGCCATCAGAGACAGCGGCGTCAAATTCACTTTCGTCTTTCGCAGGCCGGGTGGCGAACGTATACCCGTTGCCCGGCCAAGAACCGGGGCACTTGTAAAGGATCGTGGGGAACTCTGTCATGCGGCCTCCAAGGTGAGCGGGGCGACCGAAGCCGCCCCTCCCGTTTCATCAACCAAGGCGATACGTCACGAACGTATTTGCCGCCGTCTTGCGGGTCCGCAGGCGGAGCGCATTGCCATGAATCGCGCCAGTCGTTGAGTGCGCCGATTGGCAGATCATCGTGCCGACAACGGTATGGTCCGCGCCCGCCGTAATCGTCGCCGTATCCGCCGCCGCCGCCGACAGGTTGATCACCGTCCAGTCAAAATACTCATTGACCGCAAACGTGGACGCCGCATCCAGCAAGGTTCCGGTTGGCAGGGTGTAAGCCTGCGTTGCGCCTGCCGCATGGGTGACAGTGACAAGGCCGGTCAGCAGTTCCGCTGCCGTCAATGTGGCAGCAGTCGTCTCGGCAGACGGTGTGACCTGCACGCCGTTGGAAATACGCCCCTCTTTGACAATCGGGTCAGTGCCGATCTCGTAAAGGGCCGGATAACCGCCGCCCACTTCAAGGGTCAGGACTGCGCCGCCCGTGTAGGTTCCGAACACGGTCTGTCCGTTTTCCACAGTGCCCAAAAGGGCTCTTGAGTCCGGATAGTTCACATAGCCGGATGTCCGGTAGACATTGACTTCGCCCTCTGTCCAGACAGCGATCCTCTGCGTTGCGGAAAGCGTTACAGTGACTGTGCCCTCAGGCCAGATAAAGGTACTCATGTGACCGCCTCCTTAAGTCTGGCTGAACATGATGATGCCAGACATCATCGGTTGCTTGTTGACCACGCCGTAAAGCGTATCGACACGGAACTTCGTCTTCTGCGTGTTGATGTCGAACTGCTTCTGCATCACCACTTCCACACCGTTGTCAGTCGTGGCCCGCATCGTGGCCGCTCCCGAATCCGAAGGCACGGCAAGGCGTCCCGGAAGGATTTCAATCGCGTCCTTCTGCCAGAACGGGTTCATGAACCCGGTCACAGTGTTGAGGAACGTGATGGCAGCGTTCGATGCCTTCGAAGTGACAATGCAGTTCTGATACTGCGCCGAAGCGACGTTGGCCACCTGGTTGGAGATGATCGGCGGGGTAATGACCAGCGTGGTGCCGCCAACAGGGACGGAAACCACACGGAACGTCATCGGCTGGCCAGTGTCTTCCTTGGTGATCAGGTGAACGCGGTTGATGTTCGCAATCGTGAACGCATCGCCTGCCACAACGTTGCTGCTCGAAGATACCGTGATCGTCTGGTAACGGTTGTCAACGTTGGACACTTCACCCGTGGAAGCCGTCGAAGTGGCTTTCGGGATATAGTAGTTAAGGGCTGCATCCAGTGTGGACATGGTGAGCCCACCGCCGCCAGCCGCAGCCGTCTTGCGGCTGAGGTAATCGGCCTTGAACGTTTCAAACGAAGACACCTCGCCAACATACGACTTGCGAAGGGCCATGTTGGAGATTGGATCGCCGAACGAACGGGTGTTCTTGGCAAGGTCCGAAGCCATTCCGTTATAGTCGCGCGTCGAAAGCACCAGCTTGCGATCTTCGAACTGCACGCCGATTTCGTTGAACGCCGCTTCGATCTGCGCCACGTCATCAAGGCCGGTCGCCGCAGCAGACCGCTTCACGAACACCGAACCCAGCAGCGAGGCCGAGTTGATGACCGAGCGGTTGATGTCCGATGCAAGTTTCTGCTCAGCCGCGTTGCTGATGCGGTTCTCTTGCAGGGCGTCACGCAGTTCTTTGGCCGTGAAAATCCACGGCACATGCTTCTGCGTGGTGATCGACGCCGGAACCGAAAGCTGCGTGTAATCGTTGAAGTTGGACGTTGCATCCGCGCCGTCATAGGACACGGAGATGTAAGGCTGGGGACGCCAGATGGTGTCATTGGTACGCTCCATCATCGTCTGGTCCGTGCGATAGATCGCAACGTTCTTCGACATGACGAGAGCGTCCTGGAAGCCCTCAAGAAGCTGGTCAAACGCGACCACTTCCTCTTTGGAAAAACCGTTAGGCATTGGTAGTGCTCCTGGTTGGCGCCAGGATCAGCCTATTTCTTTTGCTTCAGGCTCGCGCGATATTGACGGAGTTTCGTGCCGTCGCCGGTTCGCTGCGCTTCAGCAATGAGCTGATCCATACGCTTGTCCGAACCCATAGTGGTGGCTGAGCCTTTGACACTTTTTTCGGGCACGGAACTGGGTTTACGGGATGAGGTTCTCAACTGCGTCTCCATGCGCGCGACCGCGAAAATGTATTCAACTGGGTCCGAGATTTTCGCCAGCTCTTGCAGGCGCTTCTCGTCCTTACCGATGGCATACAGCAAAAGCGCTGGGTCTTTTGCATGGGCCAGAACAACACCTAGCTGGGTTTCGTTCAGCGTGTCCTTGACCGATCCTTCCACGTCCTCAAAGTCTTTCAGCTTGCCTGCGACTTCGGATTTGCGTGTAGAATAGGACTCGAACTTGGATTGGAAGAACTGCTGGCGCTCCTGCGCCGCCTTCCGTTCCTCAGCCTGCTGTCTTTCGACAACCGCTTTACGTTCCTTCCAGGCGTCCAGTTCCGTTTCAAACTTCTGTTCGTCGTAATCGCAGGCTTCAAGCGTGGGCTTGGGTCCGAGCTGCGTCTGTTTCTGCTGCTCTACCTTGTCCTTCAGCTTGCGAAGCTCGCGGTTCTCGCGTTCGAGTTCGCGGGTCTTGACCCGAAGGTCACGCACCCATTGCGGAGCCGGTTTCTTGTCGTCCTCTTGAGGCGGCGATTCCTCACCGATTGTGACAATCAGTTCTTCCTCGTCAGAGTCGTCCG